ATCCGTAAAGGAAGCAGTTAGACCAGAGCCGTCAATGATTTCTAAATAACCCATTTATTCACCTCCTTCGAAATACCATTTGCCGTTAGCTGTAAGTTTTGCCCACTTGGCTTCACATTGTTTGGCTTTGCAAACATAACCATAATAAGGCTTACCTCCTTTTGAAATTCCTTCTTTAAGAATATGACCATGCTGGCATGCTGGTGGCTCATTAGGTGTTGATGCACCAATCTCAGCTACAACATCACCAACTGACCATGCAACTGGTTCAGGCTTCTTGTCAGCTGCAAAACTATCTCTAAGGATTGTTTCAATCTGTGCTGATTTAGTGCCGGGTTTGCCATACATGTTTTGTCTTGATTCCAACTTATCTTTGAATGATGGGTTGCTTTCAACCTTTCGCATGTCATCCTTTGTCGCAGTCTTGTCAGATCCTTTTAGTAGAATTATTGCTCTACCCAAACTGCTGGTTGCAGTATCCTCAACATAAAACTTTTTCATGTTAGGAATATAAGTTTCCCTTGATCCAAAGGCAATGTTGCTAACAGCTGGTGCAGTATCTTTTGCATCACGCCAAAGAGTTGCTTGCACCAAGATATAACCCTTTTCAGCATCATGGCTGATTACTGAAATATCTGATCTACCCATTGGATAGTTAGCAATAAACCATTTGTTTAGCGTTGCCACATCCTCATAATCCTCAAGATTAAATGCCATTATTGATCCTCCCAACTTTCATCTTTGACTGCATCGAGGACAGTTTTATAGACAGCACCATAGGCGATGAAGTCTTTGATACTGTCCTCATGATCTGGTGTTTCTGTAAGCCTAGAAACCTTGACCAATGCCATACATAATGCAGCTTGGTGTGGTGTGATAGGGAAATCAAGATAGGCAGACCATAAGCCTGCGATTCGCTTGTGATTGTAGAATGGATGACCATAGACACTTCCGCGCTGTTGCAGCGTAGTAATGACCTCATCGAATAAAGCTTCAGTTGTGCTTTTCATAATCAAACACTTCATCAGACTTGCGTTTGGTTTCAATCATTCGGCGGTGCATGTCCCAGCCATCTTTACGACCACGCCAGTAGGCGGTGTCTTTGGCGTTGCCCAATGATGAGTAGTAAAACATGACTGCAAACATGGCTCCAAAAAAGACCCATGCAGCTTGTAAATCGTTCATAATGTCGCTCCCTTATATATCCACAGTATCTCTGTGAATACATAAAGTTTGACCTAAATCAAGTTATTTATCTACTTGATCGATGGCGTGTTTTATAACGATTAGATAACGCCAATCTCCTCAAATTTATCGATGTGATCATCAATCGTACGATCCCGATAGTCGGTTTCAAGCCCCATAAGACTTTCTATTATAGGTGAAGCTGCCATCTTTGTTAATTGGGATCATATTCACGCTCATATTCTTACCATCCCACTCCATGACAACTATGCCCATTTGCCAGTTAGCCAAGCCTTTTGTGTAAGAGGCTTTTGCTCGGTTCATAAGGTTGCCTGTTTCAACCCCGTAAAGAGGTCTATAAGCCCCGTAGAGCCCTTCAGAGTAGGCTGACATACCTAGCCTATGGGTATGCCCACAAACCACGCTCTTTCCTGCCTTTTTGGCAAGATTTAAGGCAGTCTGCCCAGCATTAGGATTGATGTTTGCTTCATCGCCATGAGCCAAGATCCAGCCCTTTTCAAATTCAAAAAAGGTTTTGTGGAAGGTAATGCCCATAGAATCAAAATCCATGAACTTGGCGTATTGCAGCTCTGGAAGGCTGATGAGCCCCGGCACTTTGAGCAATGTGTTGTAAAGGCGATCTGTGTGATTTGATCGAATAATGTGTGCTTCTTTTGAATGTTCAGTCAATGACCACAAAATCTCTTGAGTTGTTGATCGATCATCGTCAAGTGTTTGTTGGTATGCCAATGGGGTTTTTTCAGCCCAGCGACTAATTGTTTGGAAATCTATTTCATCGCCAACACATAGCACAGAGTCAAATCTTTCTCTCTTTGCTAACTTGATTACATTCTTAACGGCTTGCTCATGATGGTATGGGATCTGTAGATCCGAAATAACCAAATATCGCTTAATCGTCATCCTCATCTGGAGTAGGAATAGTTGGAATGATTCCTGTATCGCCCACAATCCAATCAGGCATTGACTCAGGATTATCCATTAAATAGAGGCAAACTGACTCTGAGAATCCAGCCTTTTTTGCAGCTCTAAACATTTCATGTTTTGCAATGTAAAAAACCTCTAACTTAGTTAAAGGCTCAGGAGAACGGCGAACGATACGACGATTGATCTTTTTGCGTTTAGATGGTTTTCGTGTGTTCGCCATGACAAAAATTATCGCTTACTCAATAAGACAAATAGATCATCGACACGCTGTTCAAGCCTGTTGATTTGATCCTTGATTGAACTTCCTGAGTTTGGTTTTAATTCAGAAAGATAGGATTTAATAACCCAACGCAGACCCAAAAATAAACTGGTGCTTATTGCGCAAACGCCAGTTCCAACAGCGACCCAATCGTTTATAGTCATTTCGCATTGATGCCATAATCTGCTTCAGATCCTGACTTTGGATCTAGTGCCTTTGCCAATGGCGCAACCAATGCTCCAGCCAATACTGCAAATTCTGGTCGAATATCAGCAACGATCGCCAATGCGACTGTAATGCCGGAGGCAGCCACAGCTCTTAAGTATGACTTAATTGCAGCCTTGTGTTTGTTTGTTAGTTTCATGCGTTGCCTCCTAGTAGTGGGATGTTAAAGAAATCTGAATTATTGTCTTGGTCTTTTTTGAAGCTGATGTGAATATGATGATTGTGCTGGTTAATGCCTTTATATTTTCTCCAACGCCAGCCAAGTAAGGATGATGCAATTTTGCCTTGATGAATTACATAACTGATGCGCCCGTTGGTTTTCCCATGGAGTCGAATTTGATCTGCCAAGTATGCTGAAAGCCCTTTGTCGTCAGAAAGCCGAGCGTCAATATCAATTGCTCGCACGCATCCATTTGCTGTCCAATCTGGGTTGTGATCGCTGGCATTTTTTCGTGCGCTATGTCGAGCATCACCAATCCACCCATCAGATTTACGCAAACGCTCTGGGAAGGAATCATCAACTTGTTCCCTAAATTGAACAGCTGATTTGGATAACCAAGGTTTCATTAGCCAATAATCAATTTTAATTCATCGGCGGTTAAACCAATGCGATCAAGAATTGCTTGACGAGTAGCGTTTTTTGCTTGTTCCTCAGCCTTAATTAATGCAGGTAATTTTTTTAATGTAGCATTAAATTCAGATTCGCTTGGAAATGGTCTTTCATCTAACCATTCTAAACCATCTAATGAATCACCAATTAGAACAAATTTTGCGTTTGGCACTAAAATTTCAATAACTTGCGCTATTTCATGATTTTTCATTATGCACCTATTTCCATAAGAATAATTACTGAAGCAGAATTACCAGCCTGCGCTTCACAAGTTCCAGTTATATCTTCAAAAAAGATTTCGTAAGATTGTGATGAAGTGCTTGCTGGGGAATCTAAATAATTTACAGAAGCAGAGCCTCGATTGTATAAAGAACTGTCTGTTCTAAAATTGCCTTGAGCCCAGTTTTGTGAAGTTGCAGGATTGTTTAAAAAACTTCCATTTCTTTTGATAGCTATATTTACTCCGGCAGCCGTATTGCCTGTTCTTTTAGCCATTCCATTCATCGTTACAAACATCAAAACTTTGCTTGATGTGCTGGATGGAGTAATGCTTGCAGAAAGTCCAGTTGTTGCCATGGATGCCGATGAATTATTAACTGTTGTATTAGTTTGACCTTGAACTACCTGTAAAACTTTTCCACCGCCAGCAGGTGATGCCCAAGTTGGCACACCTCCTGAAACTGTTAAAACTTGACCAGTAGTTCCAATTCCTCTGCGTGCTAAAGTATTTGCAGCAGATGCATAAAGCAAATCTCCAGTTGTTGTTAAAACTGAAGTTGCTGATGCAGCCCAAGAAGGAACTCCTGCAACAACAGTTAATGCTTGACCACTTGTTCCAATTGCTAATCTGGTGTTTGTATTTGCACTCGAGGATCTATATTCAATATCACCAAGTGTCGTTGATGGATTAAGATTTTTTGTTGTGGTATCAATGGAAGTTCCCAGCGATCTAATAGCTGATGCGCCATCCTTGACCAATGCAGTATCGTCTGGAGTTGTCCAGCCGTAGTTAGTAGTGGTTGCCATTTTTCTCCTATAATCAGGCTACTATTGTAGCGTATTCCCAAGTCAAAGCCGGATCAAGCGTGTTCCATTTTTCGGTTATCGGAACAGTATTCCATCGCATTGCCACCTGACTGAAACTGATAGGTGATAGATTGATGGTTAAAAATAGTTCATTGAATCGAGTGCTCCATTTCCAGCCTTCAACATAACCCTCAAATTCCCCGTTACTGATTTGGTTAGGTAAGTCGGTTATGTAAATTGGCTGACCTACAAATATACTCAATAGGGCATCTCTATCAACATCATCAATTTCCGGGTTTGTAATTGGAAAGGTGATGCTGTCAAATACTGGGTATGGGTAGGCTCTTTGACTAATGTATCGATTAGCGACTTCTTGAGCATTTGTAGCATCATGAATGTAACTGTTGATGGTTTCTGATTTGTAACCATAAGTAGCAATTGAAGTTGCATCAGTGGCAGTTTTCTGAGATCCAAAATTATTGCCATAATTCAAATAAATATCATTTCTAATGTCGGCAGCCTTAGTGGTGGTTCTAATTCCCGCCCCAATAGCATCATTGGCTGATAATTCGGTGTATCCATTAGCTGCTAAATAAGTCTGTCTATGGTCAGCATCTGCGTAGCCGATATTACCTTCTGCATCCTCATACAAATATCCAAAAGCTGAGTTAGCAATATTTGATGCAATATTGTAAATTGTATCTGGTTCAACACCCCTATTTTCCATTTCATAAAGCCCAGGAGTATCAACCTCTCCAAGTCCAATGTTTTCGGCATTTGTCCAATCAATTGTTGGATCATAGGCTGCCCAAGTCTGAGCTGCCGATACTTCATTCCAAGAATTAGTTAATGAGTATGAAAGCAATGTAAGCATTTGATTACCATCAAAATCTTGACTTAATGTGCTGTCATAAACTTCTTTAGCCAATTTAACCAATGCACCCATTGCTAGAATGGTATAACTGACCACAGTTGCAATTGATCCGGTATTAGATACTTCGACAGTTATGTCGGTTATATTGCCACCAAATAAAGTTTTATATGTTCCTGTGCTGTTTTTAACTTGCAAAGTCATTCCATCATTAACCGCAAACGGCAAGGTTTGACCAGATAACGCAACAACCTCAACTTGCAAATAAGATGGGTTTGGCTGAGTATAAATATCATCTCGACCTGCTTGATGAGCAATGTCGCTGATTGCTATATTTGTATATTCAATTCCATCAACAATAAGTTTCCAAACAGGTGTCCAGACTGTCATCAGCCACCCTTTACGCCATTGTTGTAAAGCTGTGGAACTGACCTCGATGCGCTTTGATTTAAGACTTTAGCAACGGCTCTTGCTGAACCTTCAGGATCTACAGATTGAATTGAAATGTTATTGACTGTTGTTCGGCTTTCCCTTGCATTTGCATTTGTGGCAAATTCAGGCACACCCGGTAAATTGGCTGATGGTGCAATATTTGGAATTGATCCAATATTTACGCCCGGGATTATATTGGCAACATTTATCAATTGATTAGCAAGACTAATTACTAAACCAATTGCTTCCCTTAAAAATGTTATAAATCCCGAAATGATTCCAGCTGCTGCGTTTATTCCTTTTCCAAAACTTTCTGCACTTCTTTGGGTTTCATTTAAGCCAGCAGATAAACCTTTATCACCAGTCAAGCCTGCTATAAAAGCATTAAGGGTAGGAATTCCTGTTTCGTTCAAGAATCCAATGAATTTTTCAACAGCTGGTAATAAAGCAACCCCAAGACTTTCTTTCGCTTCATCAAATCCAACTTTTAATCGGTCAATCTTGCCTTGAAATGTTTCAGCGTTTGCTGATGCTGCACCACCATAAAGATCTGAAAGTTTTTGTTGAACCTCGGTAAAGGTCATGGTTTTTAATTCAGCAGCTGATAAGCCAACGCCTAATCTGCCTAATGCAGTTGATTGACCATCATGCGCTCTGCCTAAAGCTGTGGCTACCTGCTCAAGATCTTTACCTGATCCTTTTGAAATATCTAAAGCAAGAGTTAGAAGTTTTTGGGCTTCCTCTGTTGATTTAGTGCTTACAGCTAACCTTTGCATTGCTGGGCGCAATTGATCATCAGCAACGCCTGTGGCTAAGGATGTCTGATAGATCATGTCCTCAGTAGCCTTTATTTGGGCATCAGTTGCCCCTGTAGCCTCTTTTAAGGCATTGGCTAACCTAAACTGTGCCTGCTCATCCTCTATTGCCGCTTTGACCCCATCAACGGCTAATTTAGTGCCATAGGCAACGGCAGCAGCAGCAGCAACAGCAAATGCTGCAGCAGCCTTCTTTCCAAACTCTGAAATCTTATTTGAGTTATCCTCAACAGCCTTATCAGCTTCGCCTAACTTCTTTTTAAGATCATCAACATCGGCGAGGATTGATAACTTAAGCGTGCGACTACCAGTTGCCATTAGACCCATTCCTTAATGATTCGATCAAAACTTTGTTCCCATTTATCAATCAATTCAGGCTGAATTCTGCGAAGGGTTGGATAAATGAACCATCCTCTGGATCCACGACCCTGCCTGCCACTATAACTGGGAAACTGTTTGAACTTATTTGAACCAAACTCAATGCCACCCCATAGGGTTTGCGTAGTAGCACCACCTGAAAACTTTTGTCGTGCGAAGCCGTAGCTGAACTCACCGATCTTGCTCGATTTAGAGATGCTAACGCCGTCTGCGACTCTCTCCGCAACCTTGCCAGCCTTTGTTCTAGTTCTAGCTGCTTGCTTAATTTCCTCTGATGCAAAATACGCCAAAGCAGCAGA